GTTGTGGCGTGTTGATCTGGTACTTGGCAAGAATTTCTTTGAGAGGCGTCTCCCACGCCTTCCAGTTTTTGTTGCCATGCAGTAGCTGCTCAATTTGACCAGAAGATAATATCATTTTTTTCCTGCGTATTTACTGATTGCTCGATTTCCGAACCAGAATGCTAAGACAGCGGAGAAGAGGCCAGATGTCTCGCCATCCCACATAAGATCGACGGCTGACATCCAGTCACCACCAGCCTGCGTGACCTTGACCATGATGACCACTTTGGTGGCTACGAACAGTCCGAAAAAGGCATAAGTAATGACAGGACGCACAGAACCCCGAAGAGCGTTGATAAAGCCTCCAGCGTCAATAGATCGGTCATGTTCATACAAGCCTTTCGTTTCTTCGATGTCAGCTTGCTTATCTAGCTCGACCAGCTTCATTTCAGAACGCTTTTGGGCAAGCTCTGTCTCGATTTGCATCATTTCGATGCGGTGCTTTTGCTGCTGGTTGGCTTTGAAATAACCCAAAACCTCTGGCAGAAAAGATGACCCGAAGCCCAGCAGACTTCCCAATAAAGCCATCATGGCTTTTCACCATTGATGAAGATGCCAAAGCAACCCGTCAAAGCACCCATACAGACACTGACAAGCCCCGCTTGGGCGTTGGTGACAAGATCGGGTGGAATGGACATGAACCAGTGGACTGATTGATATGTAAGCACCGTGACAGCCAACATCATTAATCTCGGTAATATTTTGAGTTTATCAAACGTCTCTGGTGTCATATTCATTTCATCACCCCATTTTAGTTAGCACCGCCAAGAGCATTAAGATGATAGCGCCACTAGCACCGATCATAATCGCCTCTAAACGCTTCACCCTCGTAAACAGCTCTTTGTGTTGAATGGTCACCTCTGTGCGTAAAGATGCAGAAGTGACGTTCAGATCATCAATTCTGCTGTGCGCGGATGCCACTGTGCGCTTGTCCATCAGTGGCCATCAGGATCAAGCGGAACAAAGCCAGCAACACTTAAATTATCAGGGTAATCGCTGTTGGATGGTAAGTCGCGCAGCGCCTGTCGATAGCTCAACCACTCCGTTGTCATTGACCCTGCGGGAGCATGAGGCAAGTCTCGCCAATCACTGAGGGCCATTTTTTGGGTACGCCAATTAACAAAATCAATGTCAGTATTCGTATTTAATTGAGTGTATCCAAACCAACCAAGTAGGGCCACATATGGTTCAATAGACATTTATTTCTCCTAGTTAGATTCTGTTACCATAACTTTATTTGTCGATATTGCATAACCAACATTCTTGCCGTTTGCAGCGGGAATTGTTTCACCAACACTAAGGCTACTATAGCCCTCAATAACACTTCCAAACATCCCGATTGATACTGTCGCGCCACTGCTGGCTGTGCTGCTACTATCGTGTATGCCAATTGGCGTGGTTCCAGAACCAATAAAGTCTGCTGAAAAAACAGCTTTTTGCAGAGGATTTTGTGCAAAACTTGTATTTGAAACGGTCCCAACCCAGCCAAGCAGAAGGAACTTATTTCTCTCATCATCATACGATCCATGACCATTTATCATCATAGCCCCCAAAGGAGTGGCGGACACTGAATTTATATAATTGCTCTGGGTTAAAAAGCCTAAAGCTCCATCATTCCCAGTGAATATAAACTCAGAGAAAATTATTTTTTTGCCATCAACATAACTTGGACCGTATTCTGGTTGATAGCACCAACCCTGATAAATTCCTAATCCAGTTTCTCGATACGCTTTAAATCCAGAAAAATATCTCCACCCTGCATCGGCAGGTTGGTAGTCTGCTATGTTTCCCGTGGATGGATTTACTTCGATTAATGAAGTAAAGTCATTACCCGTACCCCCAGTTATTGTCGTACTGCCAATCGTGAACCGATAGATTTTCTTGTAAGGCCCAGTAGCGCAATACAGATACAGATGAGTATTATCAATTGTCTGCATCGTGGAGCTGGTGAATTGTGCAATTTGCCCATCTACACCAGCAGTGGAGAAGTTAATTTTATCATCGTTGGTAATTTGGCTTATCGTTGTTGAACCAGACCCCTGCGTAAACATAAATATGAACCCAGCTTGTTGGTAGACCTGTGCCAACACCCATTGATTTGTTGGGATGTGGTAATGAGCTGTTCCACTGTAGCCATATAGGTTGGCGGCAGCTCCCGCCGATGCGGGGCCACCCGTGACTGGAACAAAGCCAGAAACAGCAGTAGTGCCATTTGCCGCTACCGTGAAGCCAACAGTATTCGCGCACACTGTGCCAGAGGATTCTGCCGCCCTACAGTATTGACCGAAGAAAAACCCTTTGATATTCGAACCGTCAGGTGTGAAGAACATATTGCCACTAGCACCGGGGAGACCGCCCCCATAGTTTCCCTGCTGGCTCTGTGTACCACCCATTGAGTAGTTTGTATTTTCACTGCCAATGGCTTGTTCGTTTGACAGTGTAAATGTCTTGTTAGCAGCGCCAGCATTGCCCGACAATGTACCTATAGCCATTCGCAAGTAGTGGTTGGCGTTGCTTGTCTTGTATGTGTAAAAGAGAATAAATTTATTAATTGTGGACGAATATTGCATCTGCACACTAGATGGAGAGCGGTACGTGCTAGAGCCGAATGCGTTGTTGTTATCTGCGCCAGACGTAATACTGCCGTCAGCATTTATTTGACTAACAACAACAACAGCGTTATTTACTCCGCTTGCCCAGCCACCCTTCAAGTAGATCGACACATGCACATTATCAACTGTGCTATAAGCATTAGCTGATTTACTATAACCATCAACACCGACTTGCAACGCGGGTGTTGCGCCTGTGCTGCCAATATTAGCCCTTGACTGCAATTTAAGGGTTTCTGTCGCCGAAACCTTTCCAGTATCTTTTAAAAATATGGCCTGTCTCGCTGTGATGTTTCCGTCAGCAACATAGTTTTGCCGACTGTCTGATCCAACAACTTCTGCCCACGCAGCGTCTGTGCCATCACTTTTTAAGAAATAACCGCTAGTTCCAGCCGCCAACGGTGCCGAAACACCAGAGCTATTGCCAACGTCAAGTGAGACTCGCGTCAGGTCGCGTGTGACCGTGCCAGAGAACAGCGCGTTGCCCCCAGCAGACATATCAAGCGTCAGAGCGGTTATTCCTGAGCCGCCGTCATCGCCCTGCAACAAAATGTCTTTGTCTTGGACATTTGACTTGATGACAAGGTCGCTGGATGAATTAGTTATACTGCCAATAGTTGTGCCGCCATCTTTAAATTGGATGACCCCGCCATCAGCATCAAGTACAATAGCGCCAGCACTGTCCAACGTAATGGTTGTTGCTGCTGCTATAAACGTGCCGTCTGCTGTGATCGATATGTTTGCTGCGGCTGCGGCTGCGTCTGTAGTGGCGATTGCCAAGGCACCATCAGCCGCGACAGTCAGCGTTGCCGTGTCTCCAGCCGATCCAGTCATCGTGATGACTTTGCCGTTCAGCCCGATATCATCTACCGTGGCTTGATTAGCAGTAACAATGTCAGTCACCGTTGTTCCAGCCAGATTTACGTCTGTCAGCAAATCATACACGATTGCGTCAGTGCCACCGCCATCCGTGGCAATCATTTTAACCTGACCCGCAAGCACCGCGACATTCGCTCCAGAGCCTTGAGTAAATGTCAGAGTTGCAGATGTTGCATTTTCAAGCAGCCAAACCTTTGAGACATCGTTTGGCAAAAATGTTACTGTGCAAGCCTGACCGCCACCAGTCAGCTTTAGATACATGCTGCGGTCAGCATCGGAAGCGCCATCGGCAATTGTTATGTTGTCCGCTGGAGCATTTGCAATGGCGCGTGTGCCAAAACCAAATGCTTGACCAATCAATTCTAAATTAAGATTTGTAACGGTTCCCCAAGACCCAGAGTTATCTCCAGTGCCTTGCTCATTTAGGCGTAAGTTATTTACATAGCTGCTGGTCATATCAATCGATCCTTACAATTGCAGTGTCTTTTGTTGCATTTGGAAATACGATCCGAAATGTACCCCCGCTTACTGAGAAGTCACCGCCAAAATTTAAAATGGCAATCGCGCCTCTTGCGTTTGAAGATGCATCGCCCAGCGTCTTATTATAAATCAGTGCGCCACGGGCAGTGAATGTCGCTGAGTTCCACTGTGGGTCATCAGAGTCAAAAATTCCGCTGGTGCTATTCTCTGTGACAGTTTTGTTTGCCAAGGGAATGCCGCCAGTCGCGTATCCGTTTCCGTTACCGACTTCGTTGGCTGTGATGTATCCGTCCGTAGTTGCGTTCAAAGTTGCACTGCTGGTGTATAGCGCAATGTAAATTGCGTTTGTGTCTAGTGAATGATCACCCAGCAACACATCTTTTTTGAAAAGTGTACTCATCGCCTGTGAGATAGCCATTATATGCCTCCGTTATATTCTGCTGCGTAATCGCGTTGCATTTCTTGTACAGTAAGTTGGACGGCTTCGTCAAACTGGGTTTTGTAAAGAGACAACGTCTCTGGCGCTTTTAAGAACGCAGAAGCCTCGTACAGAGCCGCAGCAAGCAGAACTGTGGAGGCGTTAGTATCTATCCAAGTGGCTGGGTTCGCCGCGCTTAGTCCCGTCTCAGGCGCTATAAAGTCCACGCTGTAGGCCAACACTGCTGACGGCGTTGGTGCCATTGAAATAACTGTCCCAGCGGTTCCTGCACTATTTGTGCTGTACATGCGTGGGGTGCCTTGTGTCGCGGGATTAGGTGAGAAATCACGAATGTAAGAATCGATCCTGTGATCTAAATAAGTCACAACGCCAGTTCCCAAAGTTATTGAGACCTGACGGATCATTCGGGCAGTGGGAATTGTAGATGACCCAGTTCCCTGCACTAAATTTGCAGCGGCAGATGTCGAGCGAAAGCAAGGCATATTTGGTAGGCGCTGAAAAACCATTTCTTCAGCCTGCGCTATGATCGTGTCAATCGACGCGACAAACTCTGTCGAGTCATCTTCCAAGAAATTTTGAATGTTAGCCTTGAGTGTTGCGTAGCTCATTTATCTATCCTTAGTTCCACTGACCAGCACTCCAAGTGCTTTCACCCCATGAGGTTTGCACCAACGCTTGCGCCGTGCCAACGCCGCCAGAGCCGCCTGCGGCATCTGTAATTATTGGCTTGATATTGGCGTTCCACTGACCTGTTCCCCAGCCATCTTCTCCCCAAGTTGTTATGAGGTATGGCTGTGCAATCCCAACGCCTCCAGTGCCGCCCTCTGCCCCCAGAACGTGTGGTGAACCCTCTGAGTCTCCCCACGCGCCTTGGTTCCAAGCGCCCTGACCCCAGCCAAATGCTTCGACATATTGTGAACTTCCAACATTTCCTGTGCCGCCCGTTCCTAGCGCAGTTGGCGATCCTTCAACCGATTGGTTACCAGCGGCACCAGTGCCACCCAGACCAGTCGTAAATTCGTCAAGCTCGACTGCAACCGTGCCACCTGAACTTGTCAATTCAGGTGTTTTGGCTGTCCATCCCATGGACGAGTGATTTGTGCAGTAATAATAAAGTGTCGGCGCACCAGATGCCACAACTATCTGGGTGTAAGCCCCAGCATTCCCCGGCGTGCCATAAGTCGTTACGCCAGTCGTGTACTCACTTCCCCCAGCGTGCGTTCCATTTGCTGTGGTGCTGAACCTGAGTGGATGCCCAGAATTAGAAGATGCGCTCTGATCGAATCTGTATGTGCTGCCTTCTGTCAGTAGAAGTGTGACATCAGATGTCGCAGTAGACCCATCGATAGCATATTTATTAGATGAACCAACATTATGATAAGGATGGTTTGACGGATTGCCGCCAACAACTGTAGTTATTAAAGTTATCGTTCCTGCCGCAGGTGTGTAAGATGTGCCACCCATGTAATTATGGTTAGTGCAATAGTAGTACAAAGTAGGCGCACCAGATGCCACTGTTATTTGAGTATACGCCCCAGCATTCCCCGGTGTGCCTGACGTTGTTACGCCAGTCGTGTATTGGCTTCCCCCAGCGTGTGTACCATTTGACGTAGTGCTGAACCGCAGCGGGTGCCCGTTATTAGAAGATGCGCTCTGATCGAATCTGTATGTCTGCCCCTCTTGCAGATAAAGCCGCTGTTGAAGAACGCTATCGACATAATATCTATTGCCAGCGGCTATAGCTCCAACAGTTATTGCATATTCTAGGTACGATGCGCTGTCTGTAGCCACACCGCCTATGCTGCCAACGCCAGTGGCTGCATAATCAATTGTAATAAACAGGCTAACTTGCCCAGCAACCCCCGTGCCACCAACACCAGCTTGGGACGTGTGCCGTACCTCAAAAGTTGAACTTCCCGTAAACGCTGTTCCAGAAATTCCGACATTTGTGTTAAATCTTCGATCAGCAAATGGATCAAAGTTATACCCAATATAAATTACTACATTTTCTGGGTCTGTGTCTGGCCTTGGATTGAAGAGTGCAGTTGCATCCACAATGTTTTTTGCAGGGGTAAGCTGCGGATTTTTTGGTTCGTAATCTTCTGGCGATACGCGCAGGCCATCCCAAGTCGTTTTCAATTGCGTATAGGGAACCCGAAGGCCACTTATATCGCTAATCGCCTTGGATTTTTTGCCCCGTGCGTATTTTGCCATTTACGATAAATTCAGCGCAGTTGGCTGAATCCTCAAGCTGACGCCGTCATTGTCCGAAGCCGCCGCAAACGTGAATGCCCTCTCATAGATTTCGTTTAAAATTTGAAATCTGTCGGGTGCATTTTTTAGTGCCAGCTTGCTTGCCAGCCCCGCGCATATGCAGTCAGACCATCGATACGGCACGTCAGCGTCTTGGACGCTTTTTGTGATGTCATCTAGCTGGTTTACTGACCAATAATTTAAGCTGTACGTTGTTCTGTTTGGTATCTGCCAGATATAAAGCAGGGGCGTATATTGCTTGTCCAACATATATTGTGACGGCTTGCCCAGAGATGTTTTGTTTGGCAGTTGGTTATAATCTGCAATCGACACACGGTTAACAATTTGGTCAGACGTGTCTGTGCCTGC